GAAATAGCGGCCTATTTATTTTGAAATAGTCTAAATAATTGCTATATTTGCGATTAGGAAGATAAACACAGCAAATATGAGCAAGAAAGACTACAAGTGCCGCAGAGTGTCGATGAGGCTTACCGAGGGAGAGTGGCGTATGCTGTCCGAGCTTAGCAAGCGAGGGAATTTTCCGACCGTGTCGAACCTTATTCGCAGTCTACTGTTTGCTATAGTGCATGACCTGCGACTGGCCTGTGACGGTAAGCTGAGCCTGCACAGTTTCGTGGATGTAGGAGATGAGGATGAGGACATCAGCGGTGAGATACGCAGTATGTTTTCGGAGATGGAAACCGAGGGAGGCGTGCGTGAGTGGCCCGCCGACATAAACGGCAGACGATGAAGCGCGACTGGAAGCGTCGTTATTACAAGGAGCTCATACAGAGTCGCAGATGGCATGAGTTGCGAGAGTGGTACATCAGCCGCCACCCCTTTTGTGAGGAGTGCGAGCGCAGAGGGGTACTCGACCAACGGGCTGAGGAGGTGCACCATGTGAAGCCTATCGGCACGGCGAGGGACAAGAGCGGAATGGAACGTCTGGCCTTCGACAAAGACAATCTGAAGGCGCTCTGCCATGAATGTCATGTGAGGGTGCATAGGGCGATGAAGCAGGCTAAGCGGACGGGGGTGGAGGTGAAGGCGAGGGATGAAGCGGTGGAAGCTTTTTTAGGGGATTTCGGGATATAGGAGCTATAGAGACTATAGAAGCTATAGTAGAAATAGAAGCTATAGAAGCTATAGGGGCGATAGAAGCTATACAAGGAGGAGACAAAAAGCCATTTTGTTTGTAATTATGAGAAATACAAATAAAATGGGAAAGACAGAATATGTTGAGAAGATACGCGCGGCGTTAGAGGCTCGCGGCGTATATGATGAGAGCTTGGACATCACGGTCGAGAAACTCGCTATGCTCTATGAGCAGTTCGACAGGGTGAGTGATGTGGTGAGCAAGGAAATATTGATCACGCAGAAAAGCCGTGAGCAGGATGAGCGCAACCTTTTGAATCCCGCCGCCCCATTCTTGAGTACTTTGGCCGAACTGATTAGGAAATATAACCGCGACTTAGGGCTGATGGTAGCTAAGCCCGCAGGCTTCATCGCGCAGGAAAAGGACACCCGTCCACGGAGCGGTGACAACCTGATGAGTATTATGGAGCGCATCGAGCAGCCGAAAGTTCGAAAATACAAGAGGGCATGACGGAGGATGAGAGGGAGAAAGAGCGGGAGCTGAAGAAAACCTGCGTCGGCCGTCTTGCGGGAATCGACATCGGGTCATATCGTTTAGGACAGATAGACAAACGGCTGAGACAGTATGCCCAGAGCCTAATCAGTCATCCAGAGTGCCACAACCTTTATGAGCTGCTCGCACTTGAGCGATTCCTTCAGATGCTCGACGAGTACGACTTTAGAGTTGACAAAGTTAAGCAGTTCATCAGCTTCTACGAGAGCCTGAAGTTTTCCGGCGTTCATGGGCGACAGAGCTATGAGATGACCCCCGTACAGGTGTTCCAGTTTGCGAATATTGTGGGCTTTTATACAGACGACAGTCACCGGCTCTTCCATGATGTGTTGCTGTTCGTCCCCCGCAAATTTTCCAAGACCACCGAGGTGGCATCTTTGGCCGTTTATGACCTGCTTTTCGGAGACCGAAACTCTCAGTGCTACACCACGGCCAACACTTATCAGCAGGCCAAGATATGCTTTGACGAGATACGTGGAGTCCTTCGAGGCATGGACCCCGGTCTGAGCCATTTTAAGCTGAACCGGGAGCTTGTCAGTTGGAAAGACAACCCACAAAGGGAGAGCTTCATTCGATGTCTGAGTTCGAGTGCTGACAAGCTCGACGGTTTGAATGCCTCCGTTGTGATAAACGATGAGTATTCACAGGCACAGAGTGCCGACTTGTACAACGTGCTCACCACCTCGATGGGTATGCGTGAGAATCCTCTTGTCGTGACCATCACCACGGCCAGTGACAAGACCGACACCCCCTTTGTGAGCATGTTGGAGCACTGCAAGCAAGTCCTTCGAGGCGAGGCAGACGATGACCGTCAGTTTGCCCACCTCTTCATGCCCGACGTAGACGATGAGGAAGGCAGTCCCATGACGTGGCACAAAGTACAGCCCCATCTTGGAGTCACCGTGAAAGAAGGCTGGTATGAGGACATGTGGAACAAAGCACAGACCAGCCGTGACGATATGAAAGCCTTCCGCACCAAGCTGCTCAACGTCTTTGAGACCGGAACTGCCGAAACATGGATAACAGGCGAGCAGATACGCTCCCTCTATAAGCAGATAGACATTAAGCAGTTAGGCTACCGGCCCGACTGCGAGGTTGGCGTAGACCTCAGCGTTAAGGATGACTTTTCCGCCGTCAGTTACCTGCTCTATCTTCGAAATGAGCGCAAAGCCTATATCCGCACCGACTACTACCTACCGAGAAAGACCTTGGAAGAACACCCCAACAAAGAGCTTTACAGGTTTTGGGTGCAAAACGGCTGGATGCACGTATGCGGCGAGACCACGATAGACTATGAGCAGATAGCACAGGATATCTACAGGGCAGGACAATGGGTAAGGATATTAGGCATCGGTTACGACCCGAATAGAGCACAGACCTTCCAAAACACGATGAACGCCCTCGGAGGCGGCCGGTACATGAAAGAATACAAGCAGACCTACTACTACTTCACGAGAGCTTGTGAGGCGATGGAGGAACTCGTTTTCAATGAGCGCATAAATTTCGAGCCAAATCCGATTAATGCCTACTGCTTTGACAATGCCGTGATGGATGTCGACAAGATGGAAAACCGAAAACCTATTAAGAAGAGCGCGAACCTGAAGATAGACGGGTGTGTGACAGCGGTTATGGCTGTCGGAATAGGGATAGAGCAGAAAAGGATGGCTGGCGGGGAGAGATAGAAGCCATAGAGATTATAGAGGCTATAGAGAGGGAAAGTTTTGGCGGGGACGGAAAGAAGAAGGGGAACGTGATAATAGAAAAGACAGAGACGATGGGAATAAGAAAATGGTTTCGAGGGCTGAGCGCAAAGCGCGAGAGCGAGAAGATAACGATGAATCCGGTGGTGATGCCTTCCGGGATATGGCCTTCAGAGGATGAGGCTGTCGATGGTCTTACTGCAAGCGGTATCGCCTGCGTCAAGCGGTGCATGGAGATAAAGTGCGGGAGTGTGGCCTCGATGGGGCTACACGTAGAGCACCGTCAGAGCGAAAACGGGCGTTCATGGTGGGAGCGTGAGGAAGGGCACCCATTGGAGCGATTGCTGACCACGATGCCGAATGCGCGGCAGAATGCCTACGACTTCATTTGGGACTTGGTGTATCAGCGTGAAATGAGGGGTAATGCCTATATTGTGCCTCAAAGAGACAGCGGCATGCTGACAGCCTTAGTGAGCGTTCCTGGTGAGTGTTCCGTGAGCTATGACCGTATGCGCGGAACCTACATGGTAAACGACCAGTATGACGGCATATACGGAGAATATGACGAAAGCGACATCATCCACTTCAAGGGCTACAGCAACGACGGATTTTTAGGCGAGGAGGCCACCTGGCTGGCTCGCACGATACTCTCCATAGCCCGTAAGTGCTACAAGCAGCAGGGTGAGCTCTTCACCCCCGGCAGCACACTCAGAGGCTTCATTACAGGTGAGGGCGGCGCAGAGATAGGTTTTGGCGGCGTGCAGGATGAACAGTTGGAGGAAGTAGCGTCAAGAATAAGACGTGAGATAAGGGAAGGCAGCAACTTAGGTTTCCTTCCCGGTGCCATGAAGTTTGTACCTACCGGGATGACCCCTGCCGACTTGCAGCTGTTGGAGAGCATGAAGTTCGTGAATCTGGAGATATGCAGATTCTTTGGTGTGCCACCAACGCAAGTGTTTCAGGATTCCAACGTCAACTATAAGAGTAGCGAGACCTCGCAGACCATCTTCGTTACTTCCACCCTCGTTCCACTCGTGCGGCAGATGGAGTCAGAGCTTAACGCAAAGCTATTAAGCCCGTCCGAGCGCAAACGCCGCCGCATCCGTTTCGACTTGGAAAGCTACTATCAAGCCGACCCCTTGCAGCAAGGCATCACCATCGGAAACCTTGTGCAGCGCGGTGTGCTGAGTCCCAACGACGCGCGCGAACGCCTCGGGCTGAAGCCAATAGATGGAGGAGACAAGCTCGTAGTGATAGGAGGAAAAGGAATAGACAGCGACAGCGGGAAGCCTGCGCAGAAATATAAGCCATAGAGAGGATAGAGACAATAGAGAGGGGACGGAAACGAGGATAAAGGCGTAATATCGAAAGACGATAAAATGGGAACAAAAAGAGAATACAGGAACATACAGACTGAGGTCCGGGCCACAGAGGGCAGCCGACGGATGGAAGGCTATGCAGTGGTTTTCGGGCAGCGCAGTGTGTTGCTGCGTGACTGGAACGGAGGCGAGCCCGTGCTGGAGCAGATAGAGCCCACGGCAATCACCGACGAACTACTAAGAAGCAGTGACATCGTTGCCACGATTAACCATGACGAAGACAAGATGCTTGCACGCAGCTGCAACGGCAAAGGAAGTCTGACGTTAAAGCGCGATGAGCACGGTGTGCTTGCATCGTGGGACTGTGCACCTACCATGTACGGAGATTTCGCCTACGAGAGCGCAAAAAGGGGTGATTTTTCCGGCATGAGTTTCGGGATGGAGATCGACCCCAAGACCGACGTGAGCTATACCCGCGAAAAAGACAAGGACGGCAAAGACATCGTAGTGAGGCATATCAATACAATCCGCGGTCTTTTCGATGTGAGCGTAGTCACCCACCCCGCCTATCCTGAGACTGTGATACAGGCACGCAGTGCGGAAGTGGTTGCAGAGCTGCGCGACGCGTTTGGGAATGCGCCCAACAAAACTCCACAAGAGCGCAGTGCAGAGATGCTGCGAGACTGGGACAAGATAGAGCAGGCAAAAGGCAGAAATTGAAAAGCCGGTGCCGAAAAAATAGAGATGCAGAAGAATTAACATAAATTAAAATTAGAGAGTTATATGACACGTGAAGAGTACAGACAAGCAGTAGACCGCCGCGGTGCTATCCGCAGCGAGATGGACGAGCTCCAAGGCACACTTGCCAGGGAAAATCGCCCGATGACGGACACCGAGCAGGATAACTTCCGCAGCCTGAGAGCTGAGGATGACCGACTTGCTCTTGAGTGTCGCAGTTATGAGATAGAACAGAGCACTCAGAGGATGCAGCGCGCCAACGAGGAAAACAACATCATGAGCGCCGACGTGAACTTCGGCCGCCTGATGCGCTCCGTGCTGGCCGGCCGTGGCGTGCCTCAGGATTTGGCAGCTCTGCGTAATGAGGACGGGCAGTTCAGTTTCGCCTACAGCAGAGCCGACGAACAGCTCAGATCAGCAGGGAACCTTCAGACCGCATCGACAGTGACCAGCATCACCCCTGTGTATATCAAAGACTACATCAAGGAGCTCACCCCGCTGACCGTCATCGGGCAGTTAGGTGCTAAGATTCAGAGCGGTATCAGCGGGCAGTGGAATTTCCCGACCATCAAAGGCCTGAAGGCTACGTGGTACGGCGAGAATGAGGAAGTAGCCGCACAGACGATGGAGTTTGGCGTGAAGACCATCGCTCCCCACCGTCTGCCTATCCGCGTGGACATCTCTAACCGCACCATCAACCAGACCGCAGGCGCAATCCGCGACATCGTAGTGGAGACCATGCGGCTGAAGCACACCCTTGCACTTAACGAGGCCTTCGTTGCCGCCCAAGCCGAAAAGAACGCCCCGACCGGGCCATTTGCCAACATTGCAAGCAGCAACACCCTTGCCGCCAGCGGTGACATCAAGACCCTGAGCAGAGACTTGTTCCTGAACCTCCGCTCTGTTGTCAACAGTGCGAATGTTCCCGTGAACAACCCCGCCTACTTGATGAACTGGGCCACCTACGCACAGTTGGCCAACACCCCCGTCGACAAGGGCTCCGGCCGTTTCGTCCTCGACATGGCCACTCAGACCATCGACGGCGTGAAGGTAGTGTGCAGCAGCCTCGTTCCCGCAGGCGTGGTCTACTACGGAAACTTCGGTTACGCCTTAGTTGGCCAGTTTGGTGCCATGACGATGGGAGTAGACACCACCAGCGTGAATGTGATGAGCATCAACGCAATAAGCATAGTAATCAATTCCGAGTGGGACTTCTTCACTCCGTATCAGGAAGCCTTCGGAAAGATTACCTACACAACTGCGTAAATCCTTCCTCCCCGGGGGTGGGGCTTTCGGGCCTCGCCCCCATATTTAGAAACAGCAATGAGCAAATATATCACTACATCGTTTTTTCGTGAGCACAGTCGCATAAATAGTGACGATGCCAGCGAGGAATACCTTGAGCACACCATCAGTGCCGCAGAGGGGCTCTTAGCGCGAGACCTACAGCGAGACAGCCTTGAAGAGGTGGAGCAAGACGGCGAACTGCCCGAGCCCCTCAAACGCGCGATATTGATGCTTGCGGGTGCGATGTACGAAAACAGGGAGAGCGAGAGTCCCGTGGATCTGAAGCCGGACCCTCTCTATTGGCACTTGATAGTGAGCTGGATAAAGTACAGGGGGTAGACGCTATAGAGATAATAGACGCTATAGAAATAATAGAAGTTATAGAGCATGAGAGCCGGACTGCTTAATAAGCAAATCACACTGTTGGAGCTGAAGACCACGGCAGACGTTTACGGAGCGAGCGTGAGCGAGTGGACTCCGTTGGACGGTAAGCGATGGGCGCGCGTGACATATGGAGCGAGCGGATTCGGAACCAGGGACGGAGAGGCAGTATATAAGCAGGTTGTGAGCTTTCAGATGAGATCCACTGACGCGGTAAAGGAATATATGCGTATCGGATGGGAAGGAAGACAATACCGCATAACGGGGATAGAGAGATACCCTGAACGAGGGGAGATGAAGATACAGACGGAACTTGTAACGCAGGATTAAGATGAGTACATCATTATCAGCCGGAAAAGCTATCAACGCGGTGCTTAGTGCAAAACTGGGCGACAAGGTGACGCAGATAACGCCTATAGTGTCGACGAAGGACGCAAAGATGCCCTTTGTTGTGTATCACCGTTTCAGTCTGCAGGGCGAGCCGACAAAAGGAGGCAGAGTGTTTGATTCCTGCGGCATAGAGTTCGGGATATATACGAAGACCTACGGAGAGGGCATAGACATAGCTGAGGCTATCCGTGAGACCTTGGAAGGAAAGAATATCTGTTGCAAGAAAGAGACAGACGGAATAGATTTGCGTATAGACTGCGGTAGGATGACCGACTGCGATGAAGGCTGGAGCGAAGACAGCTACTTCCAAAGTTTAACGATAGAGTGCAAAATTATATAGATTAGACAGATACTATAGACGGGATAGAATAATAACTCATTAAACGGTAAAGATATGGCAGAGACAGGAACAACGACCGGGAACACCGGTTATATTAACGGTTCGGACGTGCTACTCAGCGTTGGCGGAAAGCCCATCGGGCATTGCACGACTCACAGTATCACATTCAACTCAGAGACAAAGGAACACGCCGTGAAGCCCCTGGCCACATTGGCAAAGAGCAGCGGTTTGTGGAAGAGCAAGAACGTGACATCCCTGAGCATCAGCATCAGCGCCGAGGGCGTAAGGTTCCACGGTGAGCCCGAGGGCGGGTTCCAGGAGAACAGCCCGTTGTGGGGCAAGGGCCAGAGCGTAGACGTGCAGTGCTTCATGCGCGGCGATGACGCTTCGCCTTACCTAAAGGGCAAGTTTGTCATTACGAAGATACAGGAAACCTCCCCTGCACAGGACGATGCCACCTACAGCATCGAGCTTGAGAACGACGGAGAGCCTGAAGTCTATCCTGGTAAAGTAAGCGCATGAAAACGAAGAAAATAAGCATCAAGGTGGGTAAGCAGGAATTCCCCTGCTACCCCACGATGGGCGCTATGTTGCGCTTTAAGGATGCCACTGGGAGGGAGGCTTCAGCAATGACCAATTCACTGAGTGACATGGCCACCTATCTTTGGGCTTGTGTGAGCTCAGCCAGTAACCGAGAGGGAAAAGAATTCGGGATGAGCTTGCAGGACTTCGCCGATGCCATTGACACCGAGGAGATGGAGTCATGGGTGGACAGCTTCAGCGAGGTAGAGGAAGACACAGAGGATAGCAAAAAAAAATAAGCAGCGAGGAGCTGTTAGGTTACGCGTTAGGGGTGGGTTGCATGAGTCTTGATGACTTTGTGCGGCTCACCCCTGATGAGTTTGAGGCGGTAGCGGCAAAGATAAGCGAGCGAGAGGACGAGCGGCGCAGGGACGGATGGGAGCAGGCCCGGATAGTTGCGAAGATAGCTGTGAGCCCTTATCTGGAGCAGGATATGAGTCTTGAGCAGTTTATGCCTTTGCCGTGGGACGAGAAGAAGAAAGTGAAGATACTGAGCAAGGAGGAAGACAGGAAGCGGATGGAGGAAATCGTGAAGCGAGTGCGAGGGGAGGGATAGAAGCTATAGCGATAATAGACGCTATAGCGATAACAGACGTTTTAGAGGGGATGGATTTGGCGGGGACGGAAAGAGGGAGGAAGGCGTTACTATGAAAAGACGAACAAGATGGAAACATACGACAACCCCGCGGAATATAAAGGCGAAGAATGGACTGAACTGCTAAAGGGCATGAGCCAAAAAACGCTGAAGAAAACCCTGAAGGGAGCCTACCGGAAAGTAGGCAACGAGCTGTTGAAGATAGCCCGGGCGAAGGTGGCAGGCAGCGACCTACAGAACGCCTCGAAGCTCAAGAAAGGCGTGAGGCTGAGAGTGTACCCCGGCGGCGGAGGCTTTATGATAACCGTGAAACCCCACGGCAGGCAAGGTTATTACGTCAATAGGAAAGGTAAGGAAAAGCCCGTGCTGATGTGGGCTGAAGAGGGAACGAAATACCGATTTCCACGGAAGGGATTCTT